TCACCATATATTTTTTTCCACTCAGCACTTCCTGCCGGAACTTCTTTCAACGCTTGTTTTAACTCACGAAGTTTTTTCGTTGAGTCAGCCGAGTTGAGTATTATATCTATTTCAACTTTCTTTGCCATGTAGTTTTTCTTCTTTTGCTATTATGGATAAAATATTTTTGTTCTGTATGAGTTTTGGTAATGCAATTTTTAACTCATTCAATCTCACATTGATATTTCTATTATTATTTTTTTCCTTATTACTAAATATCTTTATTTCCATAGTTAAACGTTTCTTGATAAACTTGTTTGATAAGTTTGTATTATTGTGTATAGATTTGATATTTCAGTATTATTTAATCCATTACCGATCGTGACGAATGAATATGTATTTGCATAGTTTTGTATTGCAGTTCCACCATTATTCATGGCCCCAATGTAAACTGGGATATTGATATTTTGTGCACTTGAACTCGTTCCACTTGTCCTCAATGATCCATTTCTATACAAATTACTCATTGTATTTGCTGTTGATGAAATCAAATATTGACCTTGTGGAAGTGGTGCATTTGCTGTAGATCCACCAGTATTGGAAATACCATAAAATTCTTTTGGTGTTCCATCTTGAGCAATAACAAAATATCTACCACCAGATGATGCTCCAATATAATTTTTTCCAGTTCCAGTCAAAACAGTATTATCTAACATGTAAATTGAAGCGTGTTGATCATTCAATGTATTATTACTTGGATTAAATGAAGTATTGGCATAAGTATTTGATGCACCATTAGATGTTGCACCAGACGCATTATAAGTCCATCCTGTGCCTTGGAATGATAAATGATATGAACTACTACTAGGATTTTTTGCATCAATTCTTGTTGATCCAGATGTGCCACCAACAAATGGATACATTACATCAATCTTAGTATAAAGATTATTACTTTTCAATGAAGTAAATAATGTAAATGTTGCGGCGCTTATTGTTGCACTCATACCTGTTGCTCCACTTGCAACCAAAGCATTAAGATATGCTTCAGCATCGGCATCATAACCAACTGTTGCTGTTGGTGTAGGAGTAGGAGATCCTGTGTTTGTATTTGTCGGTGTTATAGTTTGGGTAGGTGTTGGACTCTTAGTTGGAGTCATTGAATTCGTTGGTGTTTGTGTATTAGTTGCAGTTTGAGAAGGTGTTTGTGTATTAGTTGGAGTTTGTGTTTGACTTGCTGTATTTGTTGGGGTATTAGTCATTGTTGGTGTATTGGTTGGAGTTAATGATGGAGTAGGTGTAGGTGTTGGGCAAGTATTACAATCTGTAATAGATAAAATATAACCAGTTGATCCATTTATTTGCATAACAAATGGACCAGAAATATTATAATAATGATAAGGAGTAGACCCAGCATTATATGGAGTTGTTAAACTAGAATCTGAATAAATTATACTTCCAACATCTGGGAATGTATCTCCTGTTGCTGGTAAATAAACTGTTTGTGGACTTGGCATTCCATATTGACATGCATTGCACGCATTAGTAAAGCCTGCACTTTCTAAATTAAATGAAAAATATGCTCTCGTTGGAGTAGGCGTTGGTGTTTTTGTTTGTGTAGGTGTTGGTGTATTTGACGCAGTATTACTTGGTGTTGCTGTTTGTGTAGGTGTAGGAGTTTTAGTGGAAGTAATTGAAGGAGTATTTGTTGGAGTTTGTGTTTGTGTTGGAGTTTGTGTGGCAGTATTACTTGGCGTTGGTGTATTAGATGGAGTGAGTGTAGGTGTAGGGGTAATACAATATAATAATTCAATTGAATAACTCCAACCACCAAATGTAGTTTGACCTGTTCCTATTTGTGGGTAAACTAAGTCTCCACTTGTATAACCTGTTGCAATGTAATCTATATTTACAGAATTTTGGAATGTTCCACAGTTAGGAAGTGGATTAGAATTTGACAACACAAAATATTCCAATTTATTAGGATCAGAAATATTATACCATATTCTTCCAAGTCCAGCATCTTGGATCCAGAATGACCAATTATTTCCATTGAGTGGTCCACAATCCATTTGTAGATTTCCTTTTCTATAAATTCCTGTTCTGGTTGTTCCACTTTGTAATGTATAATTTCCTGTAAATCCTGATATTCCACCAGTTCCTGAGAAATACAATTTCTCACATTCAGGATCAAAAGTTGTTTGTGTTGGCGTTTGTGTTATTGTTGGTGTTTGTGTGTTAGTATTAGTTGGCGTTTGTGTATTAGTTGATGTTATTGTAGGAGTAGGTGATTGTGTATATGTAGGAGTATTTGTTGGAGTTTGTGTTTGTGTTGGAGTTTGCGTTGGTGTAGATGTCCTTGTTGCAGTTATACTTGGGGTCGGTGCAAATGGTGTTAATGTTGCTGTAGGAGTCATTGTTGGGGTTGGTGTAATGAATGGACATAATGGATAATTTGGATTTACTGATGAAATAACCCAATCATTATATGTTGTAGATACACAACCTGTTTCTGTATAAACAAAATTTAACCTTGGATAAATAAATTCTGTAAATGTGTCTCCTGAATACAATATAACATTTTGTGTTTGTGTTCCATTTGTCATTGTAAAAGTTAGATCAGGATGCCCTGTAAATCCACCAGAAGTTGAGTCAATACTAAATAACCATTTTCCATAAGTGTCAAAATAAGTAAGTCCATCATTTGGACATTGAAATGGAGCATTAAAATAAGTTTGACCTGTAAAAATACAATATGCTGGATTTGTTGGACTTGGTGTTGGAGTAATTGCCAAACATGATCCTGATAATTCTAGACCATTTAAATTGAGTAATGGTTTTGAATCATCCATACATATACTTTGACCATAAGTGAGAGTATAATAGCCAACAGTTCCATCACAAGTTGTGCCTGAAATATTTTTACTGCCACCGTATGTATCATTATGTATGTATGTATTGCAACTCATTTTTTATAAATATATTTTTTTAACATGCATTTTGCCCATCAACCGTTATGTAAACAAATTCAGCACCTGAACTCAATACGGTATGATTGTAATTACAACCAAAACCTCCAGGTCCACTAGGACATACTGTTGTAGATCCTGCAATTGCTTGTGTATTTGAATCTGTAAATTCAACTGTGTCTCCAATTTGTAGACCATTTATTGTATAAAAATACAAACATGAACTTGTTGTAATTGGTCCAATATTTGCAGGGGTTCCCATATTTACAGAATAAGTTAAATCACCTGATGATTGATTATTGATATACTTTGCATAAATATAAAGATCAGTCCCACTTGCACTTGGTGATGGAGTTGGTGTATTACTTGCAGTAATTGAAACTGTTGGTGTAGGAGTAGGTGTTGTTCCAATTGTAGGAGTTGGTGTAGGTGATTCTTGATTTGTAGGTGTAGGTGTAGGAGTTATACAATTTGTTGAACAAAGATTATCATACGTCACGGTACCTGGCCCTGTCATCGTTCCATATCTAACTCCGCCACCACCACAATTTACATTGAATGTTTCACCAGGAATAACAAAATAATCGAGTGTTATTCCATCACAATCTTGCCATATTACAAGACCATATCCTGTTGCTTGGAATGTTGTTTCATAACATTCAATACAAGGAGTTGTTGAAGGAGTAATTGATACAGTTGGAGTATTAGATGGTGTTATTGAAACTGTAGGTGTCATTGTTGGAGTTGGTGTAGGCGGCACATAATTACAATCAGTGCAATCAGTATAGCCAGAAATTTCAATCCAATCCGTTATTGAACTATATGTTTGACCAACAGCGTAGACACACTCAGTCAATGTTGTTGCACTATTTTGTATTTTATATGACGCACTACCACCACTCAATACATAAGATGTTGAAACAAAATTATATGTTGTGGCTGAATCAACACAACTAAGACCTGAGAAAAAGAAAAATCTAGAATCACCAGGTTCTTCTTGAATTATATTAAAACCTGTTCTACCCGTGCAACCACAATCAGGGTATAATCCAACTAATTGTTGTGTATATCCTGAAGATAAATAATAGTGATTATATGTTCTAGTTGAATCATATTGACCAATTTGAACATTATAACAACCTAAATAATTTAGGTCATCTGTAAATAATTTAACATAGTTTCCTGCATAAGCATAAAGATTATACATTAAATCACTATTGGAATATAATGTGGATCCTGAAGCACAAGGTATTAAATCATAATATAAAACCGGGTGTGATTGATATTCTCTTGTTAGTTTCACTAATTCAATATCACATATACTTGGTTCAAGGGCATTGAAGTTTGATATTTTATTGATTCTAAAATATGTGTTATTGATAATAATTCTTTCATTCCATCTCAACTTTTGTATGTCTTGTGGATATAAATAAATCTTGGCTGAATAAATTTTATTTTCTTCTGAAATTATATCTTGAACATAATCTTCATAATAAACATTATACAAATCATCTGCAATAAATGAAAATTCAGATGGTGTAATATTTGTTCTATCTTCACCTCTAAAATTTGTATAATGACTAAATCCTGTATATGAGAATGGATATGTTGTAAATCTATTTATATTACTCCAACGGTCTTGTTGGTATTCATCCATATACCAATATTGATATGATGCCCCTTCATAAACTGTTCCACAAGTAGTTCCAGAATTTGTAATTGTAATGCTTAGTGGCGGAAGATAAGGGACTGCTTGTCTCAAACTTGATGGATCTGCACAACCAGGAATTGAATTTGACCCAGGATATAAATAAAGGTCTTGTTGGACACCAAAACAATCTGTATAACTTACACCATAAGGAGGATAAGATAATGATGTAGATAGATTAAATGTAATTCCAGATGTGCAACTAGATGAACCAGTTGTTTGACCAGTTCCACCAATAAGACCATAGTTATCATTTGGAATTGTTGGACCTCTAAAAATAACTTTAGGTAAAATTTTGAATGGAACAAAAGTTTGTTGTGTTTGGCCAGACTTATCTATAGTTTTTACTTTTGACATTGATTCAAGAGTAATCAATGGGACATAGGCGTTTTGAACTGTAATTTCTATTGGACTTGAGAATAAATAAGTAAATTTTGTTGTTTCATCTTTATATTCTAATCCTAATTGGAATCGATCTGTCCCAAATATTCTATTTGTTTGTGTTTTAAAATCTTGATTGGCATAATCTTGATCTAATCTAAATTCATATTCAAGTGTTCCATTAACAAGTTCTGTAGTTGGATAAAGATTTTGTGTTGCAGAAAAATCTATCTTTGTTGTCCAATCTAATGTATCTCCTTTACCAATATAATCTACTATTGGTTCAACTATTAGTTTATCAGGATCATCTGGGTTTGGAACAACAACTAAATTGAAATACTTATTTATGCTTGTCAAAAAATCAATTTGCTTATAATCATTATCTGGAAATTCAATATCATAATTCACTGTTGATCCAGTTGGAATATATCTCTGTGAACTTATAATTTGGAAATTAAAATTACTAATTGTTGCATATTCACCTTGGAAATAAAATTGAATATTTGATGTTCCAGTAAAATTAAATGTTTGATCAAAACTAACTTGTGTTGTAATTGGCTCTGTGCAAAAATAATTTGAGTATATTACTGTTTGTTGTGTGCCATCATCAAAAGTCAAATAAACAAGTGGTATAATGAAACTGAATTGATCACATGGTTGTGTTCTATTTACATCGAAAGTAAATCTGAATGTATATGTTCCAGAAAATTCTTCTGGTAAAACTAAGGTTGTTGTATTTGCAGATAATCCCAATGTATTACAAGTAAGACCTGATGATGGATTTGTATATGTTGGAGTATAAATACTAAGTGTTGGTGTTGGATCTATATTTGTATATGTATAACACGGAATAATTGCATTTCTTGAAAATATACTTTCATCAACAAATTTCAAAGGCATATAAAACCTTTTGAAATATGCTGTGTCCATGAATTCACTTTGTAATTGATAACCTGCTTCTCTGAAAATAGATTCATATAACTCTCTAATTTGTAATGCAGGTTTGAAATAATAATTGTGTACTGGTGTTCCTGAATAATCAAAAAATGGCGTCACGGGGGCATAAACCGTAGAACCTGTTGTATATTCAACTGGTGTGAATTGTATTAAAGGTGTTTCGTCAAAATTAAGTGTTGTTCCACTCACATACTCATACCCAATATTAAATAACCCCCAAAAAGTTTTTCCATTTTGATATGAATAATTTGTATTTCCTGTTAATGGAAATAAATTTGGATCTAAGTTTGAATAATTGATTACATTATCATCATATGGATGACTCAAATAAGATAAATCTAAATCAAACAAATATTTGTCTCCAATATTTGCCATTAAATCTCCAACTTGATTATAGAAGGTGCACTGATAAATTATTTCACCATTGGCAACCGTCACGCCGTTGAGTCTAATATATCCTTGTAAAATGAGATAACCATCCCATAATAATTGTGCTTCAAATTTATTATTAGGGTTAAATGTTGTTGGAATGGAATTTAGATCAAAAAAGAAATTGAATATCTCATTATTTTGCTTGGATCCAGGGACTGAAAATGCCTTGGAATAAGATGAATTTTTTTTGGTTATATCTTGTAATTCTGCAAATGATAGAGATAGAAGTATTGGTTCATTTTGATATAAATCAATGAATTTACTTTCACCTTGTATGATTGTTCTTATTTGGAGCATATTATATTGCTAAATCGTATTGTCTATATGGAGTTTGTCTCACTTCCATTGTATATTGGAAAATCCTCTGATATTTTTGTTGGAATACTTTAACATCTTTATTTAAAATATTACATGGAATTAAATAGGGGTAAATGAAATCTTGATTGTTTGATGGCAACCAATTATCCATAATCATATAAACATACGGAGATAACAATAATTCTTCAATGATAACTCCATCATTTTGTAAAACATATCCACTATCAATTGTCATTATCTCATCTGCATAACCAAAAAATACTGTCTCACTTGAATCATAAGATTGTCTATTCCACCACTTTGTATTTAATGATTTTTGTTGTGAATATGTTTTTTTATTTGGTGCATATCTTTTTTCACTTTTCTTTGTAAATGTGTATGTGTCCCATATACCATTACGGGTCATAAATAGAAATGAAATAGGATCATTCAAACATTCTTCACCTACCATTTTATATTGAACTATTTCACTTGAACCATATACATCATAATCATAATTTAATACACCATTTGTTAAATAAATTGCCACATCAGAATCTGTTCTTATAGTTGGGTTTGGTTTAAAAACTCCATACGCAATTCTTTGTTGTAGGTAAGAATATGGGGCAACTGTTTGTAAATTGAGTCTTGATGTAAAATCTATTTTGTTGGATTGTATTGTATCATAATTATATTGACCATTACCATTTGTTTTTTGTAGATACATTATTCCACCAACTTGTGTTGTATTGTTGTATAATGGATTTCCACCATACATGAAACCAATTACAATTGGACATTTATAATAGTGTGTTCTCCACCTTGTTTGATAAACATTGGATCCGAGGATTGTCATTGGGATTGTTTCACTACCAAAGGTTGACATAAATTCTCCTCTTGTAGATCCGGTTGACATTTGCCAATCATAAACTTTTGTATCAAGATAATTATATTGACCAGTTAAATTATTTCCTGAATAATAATATTTTGTTGAGAGTTGTTTGTTATCCATAACTCCTGGCCATATCATTACACCATAAGGTTGTGTCTCGGCGGAGTATGGAGATATGGTTCCACCAGTATAAGATGTATATGCAGAATAATTTGTTGGTATGATTGTATTAGTTGTTCCACCAGACGTAAACTGGACACCAAAGAGACAACGATATTCATTGATCTGATAGATATTACTAAACCCTTCATAACCTCCATTAAAACCATTAGAAAATGAAATGGTTGATGTTCTATCATTGACAATAGTTGCTTGTGATGTGTTGGCACTAATTGATGTTGTTTGTGAATTTGCAACTCTAACCAAATATGGATCCATTAACTCAGTCCCTGTAATACCAGTTGTAGAAATTCCACCTAAGTTTCTAGGATTTTTATCTACTAAGTTAACAATGATTGTTTCAACATTGAAAATGCAATGACCAACTTCATTTACTGGAACCAATAATCTTGCAACTTTCCCTGAGTCTTGTGTTGATCCACTGTCATTGAGATATGGATTTTTATAGATGTCAACAACTAATCTTATATCAGTATAAGCAGAGTAATCATTCATTTGTATGTTCCATGTGTGATCAGCATGTGATCTGGTCATACCCAATGGCATTTGTTTTATTTGTAAATCTAAACTCATTATTCTTCTATTGTTATTTTTTCTATGATTACTTGATTATCAATAAATGCCGCAATATCTCTTGCTGCTTCTTCTAATATATTTTCTGCCGCACCTCTTAAATTTGATGGTAGATTATTTGGAAAGTCAGCAAATATATTTTCTAAATCATCTAATCCTCTATCATAAATATCTGTTGGTCTTATACCATACTTAAATATATTAGTTTGTATCGCCCACGCAAGTTCTAGATTTGTCATTGAACGAAATCTTCCTCTTCTATCTCTATTTCTTCCTCTAAGTCCTCTAATATCGATCCATTCTAAAAGTGCATTGAGTGGGACACGTTTTGTATATGGTTGTCTACCCTGATTTACAAATTTGAAATAATCCACATATTCAAGAACAGCAACAGGATTTCCTTGTTCATCAATTTCAACATCACCAGTAATTGAATTGTATAATTGACCACTAGCAATTTTATTTGACTGTCCTCTTTCAGGATTACCATATGGATAATCTTTTGCTGCAACTCTTTCTCTGAGTTTATCAACAAAAAGTTTAACCATGATCTTTAATGCTTCTTCAGAATATTCCCACATATTACTTAATACATCTTAAAGCAAATCCCATAATGTATGGATTCACACCTGTGTTTATTGCTCCATCAGTGGTTGAGAATGATGTTTGGAAATTGGTTGTCCCGTTCAAAATATAACATGGAATATTATTATTTGTTCCAATACCAGCAGAAGTTGCGTTTACAGATCTATTTCTCACAAGCCCATTTTGGAAACCCATCAATGAAGCGGTAGGACTTACAGAAATAGCATTTTGTGAATACCTAATGGTGGGCGTTACGCCAGAATTAGAAATTTTCATAACCATGTAATACCAACCACCACCAGATCCTGAAAAAGAAAGTGTTGATGGTAAATTAGTTTGAACAAAAAATGTTCCACCTGGTGATGTTGACAGTGTTATTCCTGACATGATCAATTGGTAGGGGATTACTCCTGTTTGAGATGAATATTGTGTATTATAAAAAGCAACATCTACAACATCAGTCGTGGTTGTTGCAGAAACAATTGAATAGGTAATTGCCGAATAATCATATTTACCTGTGTCATAAAATAAGAAAGCATTTAGTTTATTTTGTTGGTTTGCTTGTGGGACAACCGCGGCAGAAAGAAATCCAGGTCCCATATAATCAGGAATGAAATTTGCTGATGAGGTCATTGGAAACACATTTGGTGCAGACAAGAAGTTTGTTGCAATTCTTGTTCCTGTGTCATTACCCAAGCCATCTTGAATTTGTTGAGGAGTTGATGTTATACCTGATGTTGAGTTGGCTAATTTCAATAAGCCTTGGTATGTCGATTGTATTGTTTGTCCACTTAAAGTAGGCATATTATTTTGTTTTAATTTTTAATTTATACTTGTGTCATCGTTATAATAACTGATGGTGTTTCTGGTCTTGTTGGATTTGTTTGTGCACCAGCGGCAACAAGAAAAGCATTTGTATTTGTTGTTGACCACATAATTTCAATGTATTCACCAGCATTTAATTCTTCAACAAAATTCCATGCCGCAACCAATAGATTATTATTATTTGCAAGCGTCACGTCAGTATTTGAATAAGCAATATTTGTTCCATTTTTTCTAAACCAAATTGAAACAATACCAGCAGATCCTCCTGATTTGTCTAGTTGAACTGAAAATTGGACATTAAATGTTCCTCCACTTTCAGTAGTTATTTTTGATCCATCAACCACTGTTATACCTTGACCGAATGCCGTTGTTTCTGCACTCATCGCATAAGCGGATGTTGTTGTTGCCGCAGTTTGAGACACAGTTGAATAAAATGATCCATGTAAATTTCCAAGTCCAATATAAGGTGATTTTACTTGGTATGTTGTTCCACTTGCAACACAAACAAAAAGTGTGTCTTTTGTAATTGCTGTTGTTGATGGTAATTGACTAATTGGTAAGTTTGCCATATTAAGTTATTATAATTTTGTCGTTATTTTCTTGTAAGATATAATCCAAGTTTTCTTGTAATAAATAACTTGGACAGTTATCCCATGTAATATATTCTTGATTCCATTGATCAGCATTCTCATTCCAAATACATTCGTTTATTACTACAACTGGTGTTGAAGAAGGTGTTGGAGTAAATGTTGGTGTTATTGATGGGGTTGGTGTTGGTGTAGAAGTTTCTGTATTTGTTGGAGTAATAGACGGAGTAGGTGTAGGTGTATTTGTTTCTGTATTTGTTGGAGTTTGAGTTTGTGTTGATGTTATTGATGGAGTATTTGTTATTGTTTGTGTAGGTGTAAATGAAGGGGTAGGTGTAGGTGTATTTGTTTCTGTATTTGTTGGCGTGTTTGTTGGAGTAGAAGTAGTGGTTGGTGTATTTGTATTGGTTGCAGTCGGTGTATGAGTTGGTGTATTAGAAGGAGTTGATGTTTGAGTATTTGTAGGTGTTTGAGTTGGGGTTTGTGTATTTGTAGATGTATTCGTTGGGGTCTGAGTTGTTGTAGGAGTATTAGTATTAGTTGGTGTTTGAGTAAGTGTTGGAGTCAGTGATGGTGTTGGTGTGAGTGTTTCAAATGGATAAAACGCAGCATCACAGCGGTCAAGTGGTGTCATAACTTGGATCTGGATATTTGCACTCCAACCACCAAGAAGATCATGATATTTTTCAATAAATGGAATACAAACAACAGGTTGATCCAAATAATACTCTTTATTAAAATTACCAAGTGAATCTTCAACACTAAGTCTAAATTGACCTATAATATCATCCATTATTTGTAATGTATCACTCAATACATCTACTTGATTATTTAAATCTCTTTCAATAATATCAGACACAATCAAATCAAAATTATAAGTCATGTGTGTTGATTGTTGTTCAACATTTCCTGGTATGACATATAAATAAGGATAAACTACGGCATTATCACTAGGATTATCTTGTTTTAGTCTTTGATCCACATTATAACTAAATTCACCAAGATCACCATAACCAAATGAATTTAATTGTTTGTGATAATTGGCTAATAACTGAAAATCATCAACAATTGTTTTGTGATTTATTCCAGCCAAATGAAATATAGGTGTTCCTGTAAATGTATTATAAGCCGCAGCACACCTATCTAATGGTGAAATTGTCTCAACTTTTAATTCAGCATTCCAACCATTTGTCATGTCTGCATACTTCTCAATAAATGGTATACAATTGATTGTTTCAGTTATAAAATATTTTCTATAATAATCTCCTTGAGATTGTTCAACAGAATATTTGAATTGACTAATTACATCTTGTAATATTTGCAATGTATCAGAAACTGTATCAACAAGATTTGTATTATCTCTGAATACAATATCCATTACAAGAGTGTTGAAATTCCACTCTTTATATCTTAAATTATTTACAACTTTTGATGGAACAACAAATAACAAAGGATACAATGGTGATTGATCATGTGTATTTTCTTGTGCTTGTCTTTGTTGTTGAAGATATGTGATATACTCCAAATTACCAAGACCAAATGAATTTAATTGCTTGTGTTTCTGTGTTAGATAATAGAAATCATCAGCAAATGATCTGAGATTTACTGTATCTGGAAGTGGAGAAACAGTTGGTGTTGGCGTTGGAGTTGGCGTTGGCATTAGTCTATTTCTTTAATTTGCTTATTCCTTTCTTGATTAAGGTCGTTAATGTAAGAAAGATGGTTAAGACAGGTAATAAGACTAAGGTCAGTAATGCTGTCAATTTTCCAAACTTTGTCTTGGGCAAGGAGAGATATGCACGAATACCAGCCCCAAAACTTGATAAAACTATTTTCAGTCTCATCATCTGCCACATTATCTTGTTGTTTAAATAAACCGGTGTAAGTTCTTGCAATACTTTCTCTAAATTTATTAAAAAAAAAACTGATCCTTCAACATACTTTAATGGAAGATCTTTAAATGACTCAATTCTCTTTTTGAAATTACTTTGAGAATATTCTGTGTTTTTTTCAACATATAAATATGCGGCAAGTTCACTTAGATTTGCAATTCTATAATTTTCATCTTTGCCAAGAAATGTGTCAATATCTACAAATTGACCAAACGTTATTTTTTCTATATCCACAATTTGATACTCAACTCCTTTATGTGTTATGTATGGATAATATTCTTGATCTTCATCATTCAAATAACTTTGTATGATGGATCCAATATGGGCTATGGTTGTGGCGTCTGTTTCAAGTATTTCTTTTTCATCTATTCCTGAAACCTTGGAAATCATTTTGACATACATTTCTTGTTCAGTAAGAAGATCTTTCATTTTCATTATTTCAGCCCAGTTGGAAACTGTTGGTTCGTTAAGAACATATTTCTTTCCTTTAAAGTCAATGTAATTAGTGGTCATATTATTAAATATCTTTTTTTTATCAATAAACAAAAGTTCCTGTATTTCTCATAACTTTCATTTGTAAAACATACCTGATCGCGTCAAGCAAGTGATTATTTTTATCTTCAGGTTCATCTAAGTTATTACCATTCTTATCTTGTTTCCATTGATACATTTGTAATTCTTCAATTAAATGTTGTGAGTTTGCTTCAACATAAAATTTGCTTCTTTTGATTAAATCAATTCCTGCAAGTATGGTATCTTTTTTTACACTTTTTGAATTTATTCCATTTCTATGCAACTCAGCAATGGCTTGCGGATTTGCACTATCACAAATAAAATCATCAGTTAAATTGATTCCAAGATCTTTGATCTTATAAATAAAATCAGGGATTGTTATATTTTTTAAATATAATAGTTCTTTACAATAAATTGAATCATTTAACTTGTGAACACTAATCAATACACTTGGATCATTATACCCGAAATCTATTCCATAAGCCAATAACTTTGCACCTTGAGGTAAATCATAATAAAATTGATGGTGTGTAAATACCGCCCTAGTTGGAATTCCTTTCTCACCGAGCCCAAAAACACGCCACAAATTTGGATCACGATCTTTTAATTTTTCAATTTCATCTATTTGTGTTTGTGGAAGAAATGGATTGTCTTTATATGTTGTAATGGTATAAAATACATCTGGTTGACCTTCTAAATCATATAACCAACTCTTCCATAAACTTGGGTTGAAATCCATTGTTATACGATCAGAAGTTCTAAGAATCAATTGAACGTATTCATCATAAGTTATTTCTGTGGCTTCATTTACAAATAAATAATCTCTTTTTCTACCTCTGAGTTTTGTTTCATCATCACAACTAAACCATTCAATTATATTTGTTCCAAGTTCATAATAACCATCACTTACATGCCATTTATCTGGATCATACACACCAAATAATTGTAAAATTTCTTTTAAATCTCTCAACACGGATCCTTTGAGTGCAGGAAGTGTTTTTCTAACAATTGATAAAACTTTATTGTCTTCTTGAATTAGTTTATAAACCCAATAAATTAAAATGTTATAAGTTTTGCTGGCACGACTTGATCCTTGAAATATACAAACACGTTTGTCAGTTGAAATTAAATCTTGAAAAACTCTTGTTGTTTGTATCTTCATCTACCTTGACCTCTATATTTTGAAACACTTTTATCCTTGGGTCCTTTGGATTTTTTTGCCTTTCTACCTTTTCTTTTACCAAATGATATTTTTCTTGAATCTAATGATTTTGTTTTTGCCATATTATCTTTTTACAAATACACCACCAATATAACCACCGTGAGTTATTTCATATTCATATCCATGTTCTTCGATCCACTCTTTAAATGCAAGTCTTTCATGAAAATCATATTCACTTTCTCCACCGTGCCAATCATCAAAACGTATAAAAATTTCTTTCCAATCACAAGCAGCCAAGAATTTTAATGAACTTACTGTTGGTTCATATATGTCAACATCAACATTTGCAAAAGCAATTTTTTGTAAGATCCCATGTTGATAAGGATGCTCCAATTTGTGAACATCTTTTACGATCAATTGGATATTTGGTCTTTGAGATAATTTTTGTATTGCTTCATCAATTGTTTTTGGAATATGACCTGCTTGATAATCAGGATGCCCCAAAGCAAATTGACCTTCAGTCCAATTACTTGACGTTGGAAGGGGTTGATTACTCGCTTCAAGACCTTCAAAATGGTCTATTGTATAAATGGTTCTGTCAGGAAATTGTGATGCAAGGTATAATGCACTTTCACATGAAAATGTTCCAAATTCAATTATGTCTCCTTGAAGACCATATTTATCTACCATTTCTTTTACAACATGAAGATCACATCTTTCCATGTTGGGATTTGTTTCAATCATTGTTTTTCATTTTAGTTGTTATTATTTCAATCTCAATTTTATCATTGAGAGTTTTACCATTAGACGTGATATCCAGTGATTCATTAGGTTTACCATACACACGGTTTAATAATGTCTCTATTGAATCCAGATAACCCTTAGAGATTGATTTTTTTATTGCACTTGCAATTGTCTTTTCAAATACCGTTGAGTTGGAATCATCTAATATTTCATTCAATTGTTTTTCAGTTAATGACACCATGTATTGTATTATATCTACAATTTGACTCTTTGAATACGCAGTTGTTTTCATCAAAGTTGGATGAAGTTTTTTTGGTCTTCCATTTGGATTTCCTGATTCACCTTTCTTCCATCTTGGTTCTATATTTTTATAACCCATATAATTGTTTTTTAGTTGTTTTCAAAATCATCTAATTGTCTTCTAAGATGATCTATTCTTTTTTTTATTCTAAGCCAACCATCACCAGAATAACCATGTGGAAATTGTTCATCGAAATGTTCATTATGAAAATCTATAACCCAATTTTTTTCATTATCACTTTGGATCCTTGAGATAAAATAATCATTACATCTATTTAAATTCTCTCTTGTATATGGTAATGGTATTTTTTCTGTTATGGTATTTACACCATTTACTCTAACCACGTTTGGTTTCTTTATTGTTGGTGCTTGTTTGCAATTACAACCCATTTTCTAAAAATTTAATTCTCCTTTTATTTAATATCCTTCTAACTTTATTTATATCTCTTGACACACTATTGATGGGTATTGTAGTTCTTTGGCTTAGTTTTGTTATACTACAATTTTCTTCAATATAGAGTTCAAATAATTTTCTATAATACCAATCAATTTTTTTTAATTCATTTTTTACCCATTCAAGATCAACATATTCTTTAATTGGATCATCAATAATTTCAATCTTTTGAGTAAATTCACTAAATTTATGTTTACCATAAGTATAATAATATGGGCTTGACTTGGAAAAAAAATTATTCTTTACAATCTTTGAGAAGAAATATAATTTTTCTTTATCAGGAATTTCTTTCAATCTCTGATTAGTTAAAAATTGCTCAACACATATTTGAAATAAGTCAAGATCATTCTTTTTTGAAATTGCATTTACAATCTTTTTCATTTCTTTTATGTTATTATTGATCCAATCATCAATCATACTAAATATAAATATTGCCTAGATACAATATATTTATCATTATGGATAAGAAAATATGTAAAGCCTGCAACATTGAAAAGCCAATTAAACAATTTTACAAGAATAATGTATTCAAAGATGGATATGACAGTAGATGTAAAATTTGCAAAAGTCAGAATAAAAAAATTTATAAAGGAGATGGTGATTGGAAAAAAGTTAAACCATATCAACAAAAATGGGAAGATCAATTCAATATAAAAGCCGCACATAAAGAAGACTTTTTATTGATGTATGAATTCATAACCAAAATTGGGTATGATGTAAATCAAGACGTTCATCAACAGTTTTGTGATAAACACAATTTGAAATATAAAAAAAGAGTAAAAAAGATTTATAACTTATTTCTTCCAGATGGATCAAGAAATCCGAATGTTTATGAAAATAAAAAAAATAAAAATATTTAATTGGGTATAAAAATTTTTATATTTAACTAAGACAACTACGGAACTCTATTTATCCATTGTTTTACCTAAATTCAAAAAATGCTCCTTCGTAGTTAGTCAAAAAGGAGGACTTAATGTCCTCCTTTCTTTTTTTATTCTTGTGTCAATATTGTTTTTTCAATCTCATTCATTACTTCAATTTCATCATTAGTTGGAAGACCATATGTATCAATATAGTGTTTAATAAAATTGTAAGTATAATCTTCTTCATTTACTATTTTTGTTCCAGTTATGTATGTCATTAAAAATGGCATATTACTTATTTTATCCCATTGTTTATTTGACATTGTATATCCATCTTCCAAAAGTCTTTCCATTACAATTTGTTTGATAGATTCATTTTTTTGAGTTAAATTTTCCATGATGTGTGTTTATACTATTTTTTAATTTCAGGTGATTCTTGATAAACCCTTTCACTTCTAATGGTGTTCTGGGTATCACCATATATCTCATCAAGTTGATCATTATCTAAAAGATCAAATTCTTCTGATGAAATATATTTTTTTAATAAATATTGTTTGTAGTCTTCATCAAGATCAATTGAGTCATCTATTGGATCTTGTTCTTTTGAAAAGTAATAATGTTTTAATTTGCCCATATGTTCTATTTTGGACAAATATAGAATAAAAGAATTATTAGAAGTAATTAAGAGAATTTAATTTTTTATCTCTTGAAAAGGTTTGAGTAAGTGAGTGCCTTACCAGAATTTTATATCTGGTTGACACTCAGATCCTGAAATAGGAAGAGGTTTTATCATCAGTGAAAGATAAAACTAGAAGACAACTTTTTGATATTCACTTATCAACCGTATTATACCTTTCTTCTTTGTGCTGGTATTGATCTTATCATACGGGCCCTGGTAAATCTTAATTACATTCCAACGCCACGTAGATAACCCCGCCATTGGAACTATACAAATAAATATAATGATTCATAAAAAAGTAAAACACAAAAAAAAATTTTTCTCAACCCATTTTACTTTGTAAATGGAAGTATTTATATTTATACAAAGGTAAAATTATGGGTAATCTTATATTATCAAGCACAACTGTCTTCACTGAATGGGATATCAATGATATCTTAGAACAAAAAACTAGATCCAAGGATTGGGATTTAGAAACAATCAATCAATACAATACTGACAACACTATTGGTCCATATTGTGATGGACTTACTTATCTTGAAATTGAAGTATTAAATAACTTACAATATGCAAAATAATATCCTACTACAAGCAAATGAAATTGTCTATTCACGTAGTGAAGAAAAAACAAGACAATATGGTGATTTCATTGAATCAATGACTAGAATGTCTAGGATTGCCACAGAGATGTGTAATAAAGAAATAACAGTAGAAGATTGTTATAAGATAATGGTGGCCTTAAAGTTATCCAGAGAGGCATATAGTCATAAAGAAGACAACTTATTAGACATAGTCGCATATCTTGCATCATTAAATGAATATCAAAAAACAAAACAATGAAAAAAATTTCAACGAAAAATTACAACACAACTGATTTAGATCCTGAAACAACATTTGAAAGACATGTGTTTCATAGAGATCAATTTGCCCATTATTTAAGATGGACACACATTCTCAAAGAAAGTAAAATTGGAGAAACAATTGTTGACTTTGGTTGTGGTAAAGGCAATTTATTAGAAGTCCTTTATAGAAATAGATTCAAGTGTAAAAAATTTATTGGTATTGATATTAGAAAACTAACCATAGATAAAGCCAATGAAAAATACAATATGGTTGATTGGGCAGAATTTTTATGTATGGATCTTGTAAAAGAAGATTCAATATTTCAACAGTTTCAAGCAGATAAAGTTTGTTCTTTTGAAGTTGCTGAGCACATTGGAAGACAAAATATTGATTTATTCTTGCAAAATTTCAAGGCATGTGGAAATTCAACTGCAACATATTATTTGTCTACACCCAATTATGATGAAAAGGTAGGGGCAGCAGGAAATCATACCTATGACTCAGGTGATGGTAGAGGAGTTGCAGTTCAAGAATTTGGATATGATGAATTAAAAACACACCTTGAAAAATATTTTACAATCAAAACACATTTTGGAACTTTTGCTTCTCAATCAGATTATAAACCAGTTATGAATGAATGGCAAAAAAATATGTTTAATGAACTAACAAAATATTATGATTCAAATCTTATTTCAAATATAATGGCACCATTTTTTCCAAAACAATCCAGAAACATTTTGTGGGTATTAAACAATAAATAAATAAAAAACAAAAATCATGTTAAGTATTAAACACACTCTCGCGTCATCTCATGACTACAAACCAACCATCACCATTGGTGAAGTAAAAAAATTAGTTGGTGAAAATCCTAGTGAAGAAATTTTATTGTATTACAATGACTATAATTGTAGTATAAGTTATAAATCTTCAAGAGGAGGTAAAACGTATTATGCACAAAGCAAATTACCTAAACACATGCCACTTCCTAAAATTGGTCTTCCAATTTATTATAATGTAAGTCTTGTCAAAAAACCTAAAACTGTTCTTAATGATCTCAATTTGGATCTACAAGCAATTAGAGATTGGGCACAACAAAGAGGATTGTATGAAAAAGGTGATCCTAAAACTCAAACAATAAAACTACAAGAAGAAGTAGGTGAACTTGCAAAAGCAATATTGGATAATAACAAATCTGAGATTATTGATTCACTTGGTGATATTGTTGTTGTTCTTACAAATCTTGCTCACCTTTGTGATCTTAAACTAGAAGATTGCATTAAACTTGCTTATTCAGTAATCAAAAATAGAAAAGGGACCATGATCAATGGGACTTTTGTAAAAGATGGAAGTGCATACTAAATATAAATTTTATTTAGATCTTGCAATCCAGATTTCAAGTGCATCATATTGTGAGAGAAATAAAGTCGGTGCTTTACTTGTTAAAGATGATAATATTATTTCTTTCGGATATAATGGAACTATAAGAGGATTTGATAACAAGTGTGAAGATCATAATAATAAAACCACTCCTTGGGTTCTTCATGCAGAAAGTAATGCCATAACAAAATGTGCCAAATCCAATTATAGTTCCAGTGGTGCAACTTTATACACAACAATCAGTCCATGCATTGAATGTGCCAAACTTATTATCCAAAGTGAAATAAAAGAAGTCATATATTTGCATGAATACAGAGATATTTCTGGGATAAACTTATTAAAAAAAGCAAATATAGATGTTTGGCAATATATTCACTAATTCACAAGAAGCGTTTGAGTATTACTTTGATCAAATCATTGAATATGGTGAGATAGTAAATGATACAAAAGTATTGTATAACGTTGGATTTACAATCTTACTTCCAGAAGATAATAAGATCACAACTCCATGGAGAAAATGGAGTCAAAATTATGCAGAATATGAATGGGATTGGTATTTGAGTAAAAACCCAAGTGCAGTTGAGATTTCAAAACGTGCACCAATATGGAAAAATATGATGGATCATAATGGCAATGTAAATTCCAATTATGGTTATCAATGGTCAAGGAATAATCAACTCGAAAAAGTAGTTGAAATGCTTAGAAAAGATCCTACAACAAGAAGGGCAAGCATTTCTTTATATGATGGAAAAGAAATAGACTTATACACAAAAGATACAGTTTGCACATACGCAATCAATTTCTACATAAGTAATCAAAGATTAAATATGCAAGTTATGATGAGATCCAACGATCTTGTTTTTGGATTTTGTAATGATCAATATTGTTTTAGTGAATTACAAAAATTGGTTTCAAGAGAAGTAGATTATGAAATTGGATCTTATTTTCATTATGCTTGTAATATGCATGTTTATAGTAGACACTATGATATGAAACAAAAATAATTTTTTTACTTTCAAACAAAAGGTTATATTTGCACTCTAACAATCAAAAACTATAAACATGAGAACATTAGATGAAATCTACTTTGAACTTAAAAATCACCCTGATTGTATTCAATTAGAAATTATTGATAAAGACCGAATAGTTGAAGATGTGAGAGATGCAATAGAATGGCTACATGATGGTATTTTAGATGAAGATGAAAAAGATGAACTCGCTGAACAATGGTTTGAAGAACATAGGCAAATTCTTAAACTAAGATTTACAAACTTCTATGAACAAGAAGATGGAAATTGGTTATTACTTTATTCGAAAATTGAAGAGTGGTTAGAAAATAAAAAATAACAAATATGAAAAATCCTAAGTATATGAAGATTGATGAATTACATGATTATGTAATTTCATTGCCAATGACTGAATCTAACCGTAAATTTTTCGACACACTCGATAGATCAAAAGTTAGACTCCAAAAGAAAACTTATCTTGACATAATTCAATTTTTAGAAAAAGATAAAGAAAATTTTTTTCTCGATCAAAAGAATTAGTATATTTGCACTCTAACAATCAAAAACATACCATTATGAACTTAGAAATGAAAAGAAGGAATGAACACTATTTTAAGATAACCTTGAATCTCATGAATGAAGGTGGTGTTTATATTTGGCCTGACACGGGACATGTTTTTACTAAAAAAGAAGGTAAGTTTGTTGGTAATAAACAAGCCTGTAGGTCAGTAAGAGAAATCATCACAAGAGACTTTTTTGAAAATTTTTTTTCACAATTGTAAAAAGAGGTTTATATTTGCACTTTAACAAACAAACTCGGGGACAGGATTCTGAACACACACAACTATGGGACTAGATCAATATCTTTACAAGAGAACAGCACTCAAAACACATGAGTTTTTTGAAGACAATGAAAAACATCATGTTAGTATTATTCAAGATGGTAAACAAGTAGACATTGTAAAAAAAGAAAGAATTTCGAGTATTACAGAACTTGTTTGTAGTTGGAGAAAATTCAATGCCCTTCAAGGTTATATCATGACACATTATTGTAGTGATGATTTGACTTTAACTAGTCCCATCTATTTACACAAAGAAGATTTTGAAAAACTACTTGATATTGCCAACACTGTTGACACAAGTCTCAGAAAATCTGGTAAAAAAATTATTCAAGAAGAGGTTGGATCAAAAAAAACAGAAGATGGTAAGTTTGTTCCTTTATATGAAGATGTAGAAGTTTACATTGATACAGAAGTTGCATTGAAACTTTTACCGCCCTCTCCTGGATTTTTCTTTGGATCACAACTTATAGATGATTATTATAAAGAAAATGTTGAAACCTTGATCCAAGAATTACAAGACATTCTTGTAGAAATACAAAAAGACAAAGAAAAAAAGGCTTGGACTGATTGGTATTATACTTCAAGTTGGTAAGATTTTGTGTTGTGTTCTAGTTTTTCATGTCAAAAGGGGTAGAAAAATTCTACCTCTTTTTTTTTACTTTCAAATAAAGTTGTATATTTGCTGTCTAAACAATAAAACATGACACAATCAAACATCATTTGGGCAGTTTCACAAATCTCAGTATGGATCAATGAAGAAGTTGGAACAACACAAGACAATCTTATTGTATGGTATTGCAAGAATGGAACAGAAATTACTTTGGATACCGAAAATAACTTTTTAGATATTTGTGATCCAAAGTTAGACAACAAAACTTTTTTTGCGATTGCAGGTTTGTGTCAATCATTATCACTAGAATTATTTGATACTTTTACAGAAAAAACTACTAGATCAAAAAAATAGTTGTATATTTGCACTCTAAACCAATAATCATGACAACAAAAACAACACTTGTAAGACTTTCTGAAACTGAATTAGAACTCATTGCACACTGGATCTGGAACATTAGAGACAATCATAGGACGGATCCTTGGAGTGAGCAAGATGAATTACTTGCAGATAAATTGGAGTCTGCAGGTTTTAGACTAACTATTCCAAATTATCCAGAACAATTTAAATAAAAAAAACATGGGATACGAAGACGTAATTAAACCAAAACTTAGTTATTTCGAAGCTAGATTTATGGTAGGATTTCTAGTTGAGAAGTATGATTACTTGCAAACACTAGAACAAACCGATGCCATTAAAGAACAAATTGAATTTGTAAGATCGGTTCACAACAAAATTATGAAACAATTAGAAAGATAAAACTATACAACTATGAAAATGCATGTTTTTATTGAACACGATTTACCCCTTTGGGAAATTAAACCTTTGAAAGGTACCGACAAATATTTAAAAGAAAGATGGTTTTTAGTCGGAAATTTACATTATATTTTGTCCAATGTAGAAATTACCGACTTTCAAGTATTTTTTGAGTTGAGAGATAAACAAGGTCTCATAGGATCTTATGTTTGCTTTCTTGACAATTGGGAAAGATTGGTTAAAGTAAACAAGACAATTAAAAGTAGAAAAAAAATTTTAACTTCCTAAAAACTAAACAACTATGAAACTATTTCATGCTTTCACTTATGACAAAATGTATCAAATCAAGAAATATGGTTTGATCCCAAGTAGGATTGACAACTTAATATATGCTTGTGATAATAGTGAAGATGCCTTGGAATGGGTATTAGACCGTGAAACTATTAGAGGCAAAAAAATATCAAAGTTGGGTATGGTTATATTTGAATCTGAGGCACAAATTGGAAGTGATCATAATCAAAATTCATACCAAGGTGTAAATGTATACACAGTTCAAGGTCGTGTTCACCCATCAAAACTAAACTTTGTTCAAGTTGATATAACAGAAGATTATTTCTGGCAAAAAAATGAGTCCAATGATATTCAACCAGAAGATCCTAGTGATGAATTGTTATTTGAGATCTTCTACAAAAGTTTACAAAATAAAATAACTGTGGATACAAAAACAGGAAAACAAACTGTGGGTCCATTTTATGAACTCACACAAAAACAATATAGACAATTATTTGACTCATTAGGGTCAAAATCTGACCATGTTTTAATGAACTAGTATAATATATCAATTAAGATAAAACGGGTTCTTCTATAATATCGTCGTCATCAGAGAGGACAACTGGGCCACTTGGTGCAACAACCTTCGTTGAGCATTTGGCATACGCCGTTCTATAATCTGAACCTTTTGATTTTTCTTGAGCAATACATTGGCCAAGTGTTGAGTCTTTCGGAATATCTCCGAAGTCTTCTTGCTTTTGCCAATACTTATAAAATTCATTAAATGATGATAAACAAAATGCACCTCTTTCTTTCATTGAAGGAAATTGAAGTCTCATTTTATTATTTTTCATGCATCTACTTAAATAGATTCCTCTATTTTCTGCCTTTTTAGGTTTAAGAACAAAAATATCTTCTGACATTTTTTGTGTTTGACCAATACATATCGCAACCGCTTGGTCATGATCATATTCTTCACTAATTTTACTGATACAGCGTGAGATATATTTATTTTTGTCTTCTCCTGGTTGTAATTTTGGAATTGGCATTTTATAAGTTTGCTTTTAGGCGTTTATTTTCTGCATGTAATTCATCAATTTTTCTTTCAAGTTCTTGGATCTTTATATTGAGATTATGGATTTCTTCTTTCAAATCATCAATAATTGTCTTATAAAGATTTACAGAAATTTCCAAATTTCTTAATACAGAATTCTCAACTTCAACTTGTTGTTTTCTTCTACCAACTACCCAACCTGCAATACCAGTTAAAGCATTTGATAAGATAAGAATTAAATCATTTGTCATAGTCCACAGCAATAAAAAGTTGGGTCTCCATAAATTACCATGTCTCTTGGAATTATGTCTGGGTTTAAATTTCCATATCTATTTCCATTATACAAATGGATTCCGGAAAAGTAATTTTTTCCGAGGTGTGGTTGAAGGCCTGATTGTGGATTCCAACTATAAACAAGAGGATAATTGTTGGAGTTAAAAATTAGTTCATCAATCATTCTTTGTTCAAAAAATTGAGATCTATCATCGGCTCTTTGTTGCATGTATTGCATCTCTTTTATTGATACAGTTTGCTCTGATCCGTTAACAATTCCGTTATTTTTAATTCTCATGAAAATGGAAGGGAGACATTCCATATACGCTGCCCACAGCAACATCGGAGATACAAAGTAATTTAAAAAATTGCTATTGATTGTTGTTAAAGTATTTCCTGAAACTTGATCCAATAACTCTTTATAATATCTTCCTCCAATTATGTATTCCAATTTTGTTTGCTGGACTACACCAATGAAAGGTAAAAGCACTGAACTCGTCACGTTTTGGTCGATGTCAGTGAAAGATTTAATTTTCGTTTCGCTTATGAGAAGTATGTTCTGAGGAATTAGTGCTTGACTCATTGTTCAGTTATTGTTTCATTTTTATTTACATCAACACCTTCTTCTTTATTTACATTGACAGTTTCAATTGGCTTTGTATCAGGAAGAGAAACCATTTGGAATTGTTTGATCTCAATTTCTGTAGGTGCACCACCATCACGAAGTGCCAATAACTTTTCAAATACTGCCTTAATTTCAGTCTGGATCGGAGCCACAACAAGTCTTTGAAAATGATCTTGTGCTTCAAGGTGTTCACTTGATCCAAGTGATCCTGGAACTTGTATACCCAAAAGTTCTGGTGAACTAATTTGATGTGATGTAAGGATTGTTTCTTGAACCATTTGATTTAATTCAACCCACATTTTGTCAGATGAATTACTTGAAATAGGTGTAATTTCTGGGGCATTATCTTTTGAATCACTAAAAGTTAAAAATAATTTTCCAGCCTGGTTCGATCCACCAAATTTTGCATTCATTTGATTATAGATCATCTCGCGTTCTTCAGGTCCTGGTATTCCTGTATTAAGTGAAACAAATAAAGATGGTGTTAAGCCATTTTTAATGTTATTGAAATGCCAGTTAAAAATTTCAATTTGTGTAGCAATTGCCGTGGCGCCGCCCCAATATGAAGGTGTTGCGTAATAATTATTCCCACAACTATGAGTGGTATAATAAAACACTTGCGAATTTTCTTCATGATTTGGATTAAATGCAGGAAGTTTTCTTGGTTGGAATTTTTTTGGAAAAGCCCAGTCCGCTGAGTAATAAAAATTATTTATTCTATCATTGAGATCTGATTTTTCGGCTCTCAGTTTTGATGCGTCCATATAATACATTTCAAAACCTTGTTCACGATCTCTTCTCCAAACGATATTCAATGCAAATGCACCATACAATATAAAATCAAGACATGCTTTACTCCAAAGATCATATACTTTATCACCAATAGAATTGACCATTTCAAGTCTTGTATCTTCTAGGCTTTTGAGTGTAATATCTTCTCCTCTTGTTGCATACCATTTTGATGTAATACATGCTCTATGCGTTGGACTTGTATTGTAAAGTCTAATCAATTCTTGAGGTGCAAGATTTGCGATGCCATAATAAACCCAAGGAGTTCTTGTATTTACTATAAGATTTTCTTCAATTATTGGAACTTGGGCAACAGCACCAAAGTCCAAAACCTTCAAATCAAATTCTTTTTTTGTTTCACTCATATTATTAAATATAGATTATTTGTTCAATAATCATGGATTAAGTTCTCCAGGGGCAAAAATTATATTGCTATTGTCTTCATTAGGTGAAATATATTCATCATAGAAGTCATTTGTAGTTTGTGCACTTTGTGGCAATACAATTGCCATACCTGTTTCAACTTTATTATACGCAAGTGCTGGATTTAAATTTCCAGATCCTTGAGTTTGCTCAAAGACACCATAAGTATATTCTCCTTGGTATGGAAAATTTATTTGTCCAACACCATTACCTTCTGTAAATAAAAATTCATCATACCTAGTCTTATGAGTTGAAATATCTGTTGGTATAAATTGCACACTTTGTTTTGAAAATATATGTGTGAAACTAAATAACCATTCTGGATTTGGCAACTCAGCATTTTGACTAACCGTGACGACAAGAGAATTTACTTGATTTGGTCTTATTACTAACATAGGCTAAATATGATATAAGGGATCACTAGACCCCTTATACCATTTTATTTTTTTTTAGATTGATTCTACTGTGATACCTTGAGCGATTGACGCCAAAGAACCAGATAGTGAATTGATCGGTTGTTGTTCAAGCGCTTGGAAAGTCATGTTCAGACCATTTTGATCTCCCAATGCTTTTCCGCTAACTTGTGAACCTGCGCTAATGAATGAGCCATAATTCTGTCCCATCAACCAATATGTACCGTTATTATCTGAGAATACAATTGCCAACTTTTGATTTTGTGCTAACACCTTCAAAACATTTCGTTTATCTTGTGTCATTTTTGCAAAATAAGTTGTAAGTTCATCAGTATAAAAAATTGTGCCGTTTTCTAAAGAAGCGTTGACAGTCTCGGTAAATTGAGATGAAGTTCGGATTAACTCAAAAGCGTAAAAGGTCCCTGTGCCACTTATTGCTGTGATCGTATCACCATAGACCACCACGCTCTAAATGAATCTTCGTCGCTCATGAGATCCGTGCCTGCTAGCATATATTGGGAGGGACCTGCAATGATTTTGTTAGATGATCCAATACCAGGACAACCTACAACTCTAAAATTAGTTTGTGGGTGGAATACCTCGTAAATTGAACCAAGTTTTGGTTCAGTGAAATGAAAGTTATTAACGTTCCTAATTGCGGTAAGGTAGCATTTGAATTGACTCAACGACATATAGATAACAACGTCATCACGCTGGAAAATATTTCTATCAAGACCGTTGATAATATTATCAACTTGTGTAAGCACGTTGTATGCTTGTTGTTGAGTTGATGAACCAGTCACGGAACAAAGTGCAGTTTGACCAGTAAGAACATTGAATCCAGTTCCAGAGTTTGCATTAGCAAATAATTCAAGGAAACCAGAATATGTGCTTGAACCAGAAGTTGCTTGCCATAATTGATCTTCGTTGAAACGCTTAATTTGTTTAGTTTGCAAATCTGTGATTGCTGCTTCGAATGGTGCAGTTTCATTATAAGATCCTGCATTTAAAAACTGCCCGAGCCAGAGTGTATTTAATTGTTCCAGGCAAAGGGATTGATTCACCTTATATGCCTGAACTGTCAATGGAGCCACAGTAAATTCTGTTGTTCCAGAGTTTGTGAAACCACAGTTGGTTCCAGTTTGAACTTGCAAAGTTTCTGAAAGTAGATTGACATTTTGTGTGCCTTTAATTCCCGGAATGACATTCAAATATTTCATACTGATTGGTTCAAGAACCGCCTCAGATATAATATCAGTTGACAATTGGTCTACGTATGAGCTCAAACCTGCAAGGTCGTAAGAAAAGTTCAATTTTTTTAAAGAATTTTTCATTTGAGTTTGTTTTTTTTTCTAATTTATTTTTGAGATAGTATTTCTACTAATCTTCTGTATCCATCTAATTTTGAAGATGATGGAATCTCTTCATTTATAGTTTTTTGGGTATAAACTTTTTCTCCAGCCGGTTCTTTTGAAAACTTATTAAATTTTGTTTCAAGAGTTGAAAATCTTGATTCCATTTTGTCTAATTTATTTTCAAATTTTTCAAGTGCCTTTTTGAAAAGTTCTGCAATTTCTGTCATTTTTTCGTCTTCCATTTCTTGTTCTGGTTTTTCTTCAACGTTTTCACGTTCAACAATTTTTCCATCTTTTGAAATAACACGAATTTTAACATCATTGCCTTCAGAATCTTTCAATACCACTTGGTGTTCTCCATCAGGTGCCGGAGTTTTTTTGCCATCCTGATCTACAACATCAATTGATTCGCCAACGTCAAAAGTAGGTGATTCCACTTTTGCACCATCAGCCGTTTTTGCTTCAACGAATTTACCTGTCTTTCTGGCCTCATAGTCTTTGGTATCTTGATAACCTTTAATTGCGCCACCAACAATTGAAATTACTTTTCCACCTGTTGTTTCATATTCTCCATCAGAGATTGCAGATAATGTGCCATCATAACTTACTTTTTTTACAAGTAAGCCTACACTTGGTTCATCTCCACCAATACGAATTATTTCGCCATTTTTTAGTTTAACATCGCCAAATTCTAATTCAACCTGAGACATGTTTTCATCTGCAATTGCTTCCTCTTCATCTTTGACTTCCTTGATCTCGTCTTTGGTTTTCATTTCACCCATTTTGATTTTGCTTATTTTGCCGTCTGCGACTTCAATTTCAGCACCATCATCAAGTTTGTGAACACCATCTGGAGCAGGAATCATTCCTTCATCGGTTGCAACATAAATCGGAGCACCTAGTTCAAGTTCACCTTCCATTTTGAGTTGAACACCTTGTTCAGTTTTCGCCTCATAAAATTTTTGTGGTTCCAAACTAAGTAATCTTTTGATTTTTTCGATTGCTTGTTTACTAGTCATCTTTAATTGATTTTAGTATTTTCGTTATTTGGTTTATTTGTTTGTCTTCTTTTGAGAAAACTGATTTTTCTGCGAATAATCCTTCAACAGAAAATCCATTGAGAGTTTTTGATTTTATAAGTTTCCAGACTTTATCATCATTGACTTTCATGCTTACAAACCAAGTCCCTTCAGGAAGTGAAAAACCGTATTTATGTGATTTATCATAAATTGGATCTTCACTAATCCAAGACTCAGATATAAATACTTTATCTTTTCCTAATTTAATTCCGTTATGTTCTATGGACGTGTCATCAGTGCGTTGTTCTTTCAGAAACTTTTTTGCCATTTTTGCAATACTTTCTTTTGAAAAATAAACATAATATAAATTTCCAAGTTCGTCATAACGGTGAATCATTCTATTTGGCACCATTGCTGCACCGATCAAGATTTTTTTATCTTCATCATAAGCAAATGTCATTTTTTGGTTTTTGATTGTTTCCAATTTGTTTGATGCCCATTCAATTCCTGTAGTTCCACCCCAACCTAACCATGCAACATATCCTCTATCTTTCCATGGTGTATCTTTAAACTCAGGAGAAACTTCTGAATTTGTTTTATGTCTTTGAAAACCACTCATTCTTGAAATTGTTTCTTCTGAAATGTTTAACCACTCATTCTTGAAATTGTTTCTTCTGAAATGTTTTCACCTTTACATAATTGGTTTGCACGGATCCAACCTACTTGTGTCATTCCTTTAACCTCATCACCATGTTCATCTCTCCATCTCAATGCTTTGCACGCATTATTTTTTGCTGACTCTGGATAATCATTATAAGTTTTAAATTCTTCTTTTTCCATTGCCATGGCTTCTTTAATTGGAACACAATTCGGAACCATTTTACCATCTTTTTCTTTAAGTCCAATTGGTTCATATCCTTCCCAACATGCATCTTCTAATCCTTCGAAATAATCTTCTGAAAATGGTTCTCTATTATATTTTGGAATAAATTGAGATCCATCTCTTGGGTCTCGATCTTTTTCTCTTTGTCTTTGTGTTGCTTTTCTTGGATTTTTTACATCACGAGGGGCATATAATCCTGTTTCACCAACTGCTATTGTTCCTTTGTTTCTTGTATCTGCCGCAACGACAACTTCTTGATCTATTACACCTTTTGATGAAGATCCAGAATTTCTAATATTACCTTGTTGTTTGTATATTAGTCTAACCCAAGCATGTTTACAATTGAATGATCCACGATATAAAAATATATTGTAATTGCCAAATTCAGGATTTGATAAATTCTCAATATCTTCTATTCTGTAAACTTTATTTCTTGAAATCATTTGTCTACAAAATGCCCTAGAATTTGAAGAAATTGGTCCTACATACTTATATCTTACTCTAATATTTTCTGTGTC